TGCGTAGTTATGCGTCCCGTCGACAACAAAGTCGTAGCAGTCCTCGCGCTCTGCTAGCTTACGAACGCTTACTACCTTGTGATTGCCAGGAACGCCCGAAGCACTCAGTTCTTCACATTGCGCAATGGCGGCCTTCTGCGCACGACGTTTCTTATGCCCACCAGGATCGAAACCGTAGACGAGATACTGCTCTGCAAACTCCCTGAAGGTGGTCCCTTCATCCTTGAGGATGCGGGAAATCAGACATGTGGAGTAGTCGGTCCACCGCACGAGATCGTGTATGGTTACGCATCGGTAGCTCGTTGCAGCGTCGACAAGGCGCGCATAAGAAGCGTCGTGGCGCCATTTGGTGTTGTCTTCGCCACACACCTTGATCTTGCCGAGAGCGATGGATTCCTTCATCTTCTCCGAAGAAGAATTACGGAATTCATCGGTCTGTGTGCGCGCACGGAGCTTGCTTTTTGGTTTCGCCCACTGCTTCTTCATCTGCTCGGATTTAAGCGCACGATGGTCATCAGAGACGCACCATTCGTGTTGACCACCACCAGGTTGGCGAGCTTTCTCTAGATTCTCCCTGCAAAGATCAGCGCATTCTTCGCTTTGGGTCCACCACTTGGAGTTTTCGGTAGCCTTGGCCCGCACCTCGGGACGACCGATGGTCTTATCGGCATGATCGCGATGTATCTGTAGGTGATCCTCGGCGAGAGGGTCAGCGAGGTTGCGCGGGTCGTTGTTGCGCTTATCGAAGTCTTCGTGATGAATGACTCGACCTTCGTGCTTGAGCAGACGGTTCCATTTCCAGGAAGCCGCCATGCGATGCGTGAAGCGCCATTTGCCCGTCTTCGGGTCAAGATACTGGTCGTAGCCGCCCATTCCGTCGCGAGATTTCGTCGAGTCCCTACGATAGAGCGGCATCAGCGAATCGCCCGCGCTTAGCTCGTCGAGTCGACGATAAGAACCGTCGCGCATCATGAATGGATGATCTGGTGTGCCCCTAACCGTCTTTCCGTTGTCGAGGGTGACTTCCCAAATCTCTGCGTTCGGGCGTGTCACCTGTGGAGAATGTGCCCTCCCAACAGTGACCTTGCCGTTATCTCCGACTGAATAGACGTGGAAAGCGTCACCTGGGCCGTATTCGGCAGCTAGTTCCTTTAGTGACCGCGTGCGTCCGTCGAGTAGAGGAACCTTCGTATCACCAGTCAGACACAGGATCGCACGCCCCTGGATCGGTGCGTCCTGGCCCATGTAGGCCCGTGGCACCATGAGAGCGCCGTGGAGCTTGCGCTGGAAGTACTCGACGTCGTCTGTTGTGTTATGGACGAATACACCCTGTCCGACAGCAAAGCAGTGTGTTCCCTCGACCGTGATATCGTAAACAGGCTCCCTGCGACCCGTCTTGCGGACTGCGACGACCTTGTGGTTACCGGGTATCGCGGCCTCTTTCTCAGTCTTCTCCTTCAGATATGCGGGAGTCATCTTGCATTTGGCGCGGCCCTTAGCCCGCCAACCAGGAATGTGCTTGGACGCAAAAGTAGCCCAGGTGACACCGTCATCATGTAGAACGCGCTGAATGACGCTCTGGGAAACCTTCCCAAGGGCCATCATCTGGCGCATGGTTCTAGTACCAGTGAGGTCGACAATTCTGACGAGATCATCGATTGAGATAACGTCGCCGCGCCAGTTGACGTTTGCTTCTCGGCGGATACGACGCTTGTGATCTTCGCTACAGTTCCACGCAGAGAGCAGTTTTGCGTGCTTCTCGCGCTCACTCTCCTGGGACATCCGTCGCTTCATGCGACGTCTGTGCGCGACTCTTCGCTCCTCTGGAGAGTTATGCCAGGCATCGGACATCTTCTGACGATGTTCCGTGGTCTGCTTTACCTGACGACGCTTCTCCGCTACCTCGGGCGTGTGAAGTCGCTTAACATTTTCTTCGTGGAGGGCCGAGTGTTCTGAGCGGGTGACACGGCGAATTCGGTCTGGGCGATTGTCGAGCTTGCCGTTCTCGTGGTGGATAACCGTACCCTTGATCCAACCCTTGTCCTCGTTGATATCGTCGTAGACAAGCTGATGCGTGTAAGACCACGAATCCGTTGATGGGTTATAGATCTTCTCGTAACCGTCTAGCCGATCACCATCCTTCTTGGAGGTAATACGACGATAGAGTGGCATCAGCGAATCGCCTGGTTGAAGATCCTTCGCAAAGACCCACCGACCATCTCTCGTCAGGAACGGGTGTTGCCAAGTGCATTCAATCGCTTCTCCATTGTCGAGTTCGACCTCCCAGATTTCTGCGTCTGGGCTCGACATACGAACAGAGTGGCCGCGACCAGGAACAACTCGTCCGCTTTCGGTGCAGCTATAGACCCAATGCTCTCCTCCACGATCAGCAAGTTCCTTGATCGTCGGCGATGAGCCATCGAGTAGGGGAATTTGCGTGTCGGCCGTGAGGCATTGGTAGTCAGGACCCGAGAGAACCTCGACACGAGAGAGGGCTCGGCCATCGCGCACGGCGATGAAGAAATCTTCGTCGTTACTGTTGCAAACCATTACACCGCAAGAGGTTGCGAAGGTGTGCGCCGTATCGACCGTGAGCGTGTAAGTGTCCTCAGCCTCGTCCAGCCACTCGATCTTGGCGACCTTGTGGTTGTGGGGGATCGCGAGCGGGGCGACGCTCTTGAATTCCTTGAAGTTCTTGAAGCCAAGGCTGTGGCACATCCAGCGCAGCATGTCGCGATGAATGTTCTTGAGCTTGGCGGCCTTTCCCGGATTGGCTTCGCGCAGAAGCTCGATCAGATCAGCTTCGTTCGCAAGACGTGCGATGGTCGCCGCTCCAGCTTTCGGGTGTTTCTCGATCAACTCGAAGATCGCGTTGATGAAGGTGTCTGGATAGGCGTAGCGCATCTTCTTAGAAGCCTGCGCCTTTTTCTTGGAATCAGCCCAGAAAGCCTTCTTAGAGGCTCTGGCAGCCTTCTTCTGCTTCTCACGGATCTCAGGCGTGATCGCTTCGCGCATGAGCGCAGGCTTGTCGTATTCGCGATTTGTAGCCGCAGTCTCAGCCCGAGCCTTGTCCGTCTGGTTGTAGGCGATCAGCTTCTCTGCTGCGGCACGAGAGAGTCTGTGGTGAAGTGCTTTGTGATCCGCCCAGGTCATCTCAGTGAGGTTGCGCGGGTCGTTGTTCAGACGATTGCAATCCTCATGGTGAATGACCGTGTCCGTGGTGTTGGTCCAGATGCCTAGTGACTCGGCAACGATTCGATGGGCAAACTTGTAAGTATGGTCAGACGGGTCATAGACCATTTCGTAATCAGGAGCAGCAGGGCTGACGTTGCCACGCTTCCTGTAGTACGGCATCAACGAATCGCCGACCTTGAGAGTCTGCGCCTCCGCCTTCTCACCACTACGACGGATCATCTTGTGGTCAGGCGTGACCTTGATCGACTCACCGTTATCGAGCGTGATCTTGACTAGCTGCGCGTTCTTACGGGTGCCCCCAGCCCAGGTGACCTTACCTGGGACGAGCTTGTTCCCGTCATTGACGTCGACTGAGTAGACCCACTGCTCCTCACCACGCTCGTGTGCCCCAACCATCTCCAAGAGGGTCTTCTCGGAGCCATCGAGGAGCGGAATCTTGGTCTCGCCCGACAGGCAGAGCGGGTTGTACCGCATGTCGAGGAAGTTGTTGTTCGGGTTGACCATCTTCTTCTTCTTGAGATCGCGCTTGGCGCGCTTCAAGAAAGACTCGACGCGATTCGGCGGAACGTCGGTGACGTCCACGTAGAACGCGTATCTGGCCGGCGAACGCGTGTTATGCGTTACCACACCGTCAGTTACGAAGTTATGCTCCTCTGCCTCAACACCGATGTCCCAGATGTCGTCGGTCTCGATCTCTTCAACACCGCGCAGCATCTCCGTGAGCGGTTGATCTTTGATCGAAACGTCTAGCGTGTAGTAGGTCCCATCGGGGAGCGGCTTGCCGCCCTTGATGATCCGCCCTCCTTCGCGGAAACGAGAGCCGACGAATGTTACGACCAGCCCGAGTTGCATTGCCAACTCGCGTACATCCTTCAGAAGAGCCTCGTTGCACATCTCAAAACGGAAGACTTCGTGCCTGACGCGACCGCGCACTTCGCTGACGTTGCGCGGCTTGACATGGGCGTCAGCATCCGCCAGGCCCCGAATCATGGCGAGCTTGAGGCTGGGGTGCGCGCGGAAGATCCACTCAGGAAGCCGCTTGTGATGCGCTCCAGGAATGAATCCGTTCAGGCACATGAACTCCGCGAACTTGGAAGACACGAAGGAGTAGGCGCCGAGACGATCATCGCCGTCCCCAACATGCTTGGTCTCTGTTACCCAACGCTCGAACAAGTCCTTGTAGTAGGCATTTAGTTGATCGTCTGCTCCTAGAGCGAAACCAACCTCATTCTGCGCTGTGTAGCCCTTCGCGCGACCCTCGCGCTTCTTGTGCTCTCGCGTTGTGATGAACCCATCACCCAACATGAAGCCCCACCACCTGGCGAATTCTTCGGTGACTGTCTCAGGAATGGTGACGCCCTTGACTGACAGCCCGCGCTCTCCGCCCCAGTGATCTTCGATCTCAAGAAGGTCAGGACCGTAGCCATTTGCGTCGAGAAGGGCGACGGCGGTCTCCGTCTTTAGCTCGTAGTTGCTCTCGAAAAAGTCTCGCGCACGATAGTGGTGAACACCAACTTCCTTAGCGATCTTCGGATAGCTGAGCTTTCGCTCAATGCGCTCAGGTGATCCGAGTCGCGCCTTGGAGTGAAGCTTGGGCGTCTTGAGCCTGATCTCCTCCCAATCCTCCGCGTTCTTCTTGGGCGTAACGAGACGATGAACACCGGGTTTGAGGTTCTGAACCTCAACGTAATCAAGCCGCCGAATTCGAGGCTTACCGCTTCCCTGCCCGATGACCGTCTCAACAAGAACTGGATGAGTCTTGTTAGCAAAGATCTCTCGATGATCGCTAAAGACTCGGAAGATCTTGTCCTGACCGTTGTGCTTCTTGTAGACGACCTTCGTCTTCTTCAGCTTGTCTGCGGTTGTGAATGAATAGACCCCGTCTCCCTCTTTGAGATCCTTGATCGCCTTCCGCCCCTCGGGCGTCCAAATCTGCGAGTCACCTCTGAGACAGAGCTTGTAGATCATCACCGCGTCTTCGAGCATGACGAGACGCTTCCAGATCCAGCGCGCACCTTCCCCAACGCTCACACCATAGGGCGAGCGGCGGGTGGTGGAGCGAAGCCGGAAATGGCAGGTCTGCCAGTCCTCGAAGAGGGCGACGTGCTTGGGGATCGTCATGCTGCCAGCCAGCATGCGACGCAGTTCGTCCTGGTTGGCTGTGAACCTGCCGGTCACGTCTTGGACGTATCCGATCAGACTGCCGTTGAGCTTCTCCACACGGCGCATGGTGGGGGCCGACAGGTTGTTCAGACCGACTACGCCATTTTCTGTGACCAGCACCTCCTCATAGTCGTTGCCATACTGACAGAGCGTATAGGCAATGGAGAAGAGGTCGTCCTCTAAGCGCAGACGACGTTTGATGAGCGTATCCGCGCTGTCAACGATGACCTGGTCTGGGCTCTGAACCCACGCAACGCGCCCGTTGTCCATGTTGGGCTGGGTCGCGTCGTTCGCGAAGTAGTGGAAGGCGCTGTTGTGACAGATAACACCGTTGACCAGCAGGTTGTGGGTAGAGGTCGTGATGTCGTAGACCTCCTTCACATAGCCGTCGGGGATTGGATCCTCCTTTAGCCACACGCCCCCCGCCTGATTGACGGTCAGCATGCTCTTACCGTTGAGTTCGAAGCCACCACGGGCCCCGACCAAGAAGGCACCCTTCCTGAGATCCTTGGCCTCGATATAGCCTCCCGGCTCAACGGTAAGGATCTTGTGGCACGGTGTGACCCGAAGGGTTTCACCATTGCTGAGTTGAAGCCGAAGGATGAGAGCGTTGCGGCCAGAGATCCGAGGCTGCTCGGCAGCAACCTTCTTAATCATCTTCTTCTTGACGTCGTAAGCCAGGATGTCGTAGCCGCTGTTACTCGCGGCCAGTTCGCTGATCGTCAGAGGCACGATCACGTTGCGGTCATCGGCTACGTAGACCTTCATGTCGCCGGTGAAGCAGCGAATGTCGGGGTAGTCGTTCATCGCCTCATAGTCCGCGTAGCGGTCCATGAGGTTCTGCGACACTGACAAGAGGCCGCCGATGTCTTCTCGGCCCCAGATGGCGTAAGTAGACGAAGGTGCGTGCCGTAGCGCATCTGCACTGGGAGACTCAGCCTGCTCACGGGCGTCGCGCTCATCACCGAAGACACGACGAAGAGCCTTTAGGGCCCGATCACGAATCGCCACAGATTACTCCGAATCGACGGAGAGAAAGATTCCGCCAACAGCCAAGTTAGCTGTTTTTTTGCCTCTAATCGAGAACAAATCTCGACTTATGTCGAGCCTAACTGCGGTTACCTTGTGGTTATGCCGTCGGATGAAGCGGTGCGCCACAATGATCGGATCGGCAAAGTTGGACCGCTTCGACTGCTTCCGAGGTTTGTGTTCGATCTCCAAGTTATCCGGATGGCAATTGGAGCGATCTTTGGAAATGAAGGAGACTACGTCTCCGGCTTTGCATCTTCTTTCCATCTTCCATTCGGCAACCATCCGACTCACGCGGCGCCACCGAAAGCCGTCACGAGTCGTCTTTGCTCCCTTGTGCCAGTCGCCGGGCTCCTGGTAGGTGCTGTAGCCATCGCGGTCCAGCTTTAGGTATAGCGGCAGCAGCGAGTCGTCGATCACGATCTGTTCTGGGAATCTGGGGGCGCCAGAACGAAGCAGTATCATTGTCTCTGAGCAAACTGCCACCGTCGTGTCGTCGTCTAGAGTGATGGCCCAGGGAATGGTGAATCGACCCTTCTTCAGGACGTCGACTTCTCCTACGGTGACCCTATTACCATCCCAGGTGTAGACCATTGTCGACCCAAGCTCGGCAAGGTCGGCGACAAACATGGGCCCTTCGAGCGTTGGAACTAGCGAATCACCACTGATCATTGGCTACTACGAAGGCTGCCGTCGTAGAAAGCAAAGAAGGTGCTGAATCCACGGCGTAGATGGGGACTTACCTGTTTCAGTCGCCTAGCTAGAGGACCCCACTCCAGCCTCTCTCGCGACGCCTCTTTCTTGAGATGTTGAAGATAGTCCTGCGCAACAATCCTGGCCTGTTGCTGATCTCCACTGAAGATCGGTGAAAAGTCGAACGACTGCGTCGCCTTATGCAGCCACTGGTCTAGGTGGCGGTCGTCGGTGACAGGCGGCCCCTGCGGCTTGCGGAACATGTAGATCTGACCCTGACGGGTCATGCGCCGCGTGATGAGCGTCTCAACGAGCAAGGACTGGCGTCTCATGAGTGCTTCATAATCCCGCCGATGCTGACAGGCCCCATCGCGCTCCCCATGGCCGCGCCGATGGTCGGCACATTCATGCTCCTGATGGTCGGTGCATACGAAGGTGGCAGCTTCGATTGCTTACCACGCTGACGATCCACAGACTTAGCCTTACGGCTTTTCCGCCTACCCCGTCGTTCTAGTAAGAGCGGAGTACGTTCGAGGTTCATGCAAGGATTGTACACATCACAGGCGCCGATTCCGACGCCTATGACGTACCTGGTGAGGTCGAGCGGGCCTAGTCGATCTTGTATTCGCCCTTTGCGGCCTTGATGAGGCGAGGGATCAGGAGCCGTGCGGCCTGCTTGATGAGGGGATCCACGAATGCGTCGGGCACCCACGGCGTGTCGGTGTTGTCGATCACGTAGTCGATGATCGACAACGCCGACTCTTCCTTCTCCTCGCCAGTCATACCACCAACGTCTTGGATGATCTCCATGACGTTGGGGACGATGTCGAACACGTCGGCCCACTGGAAGCCGTCTTCGAACGCCTCCATGACCTTTTCGGCCTGCTCCTGAATCTGTGCTGCTGTGAACTTACCCATGATTCTCTCCTTGTGACCATCGATGGGATTAGGTGGCGTCGTCTCCGACAACGTCCCCGAGAAAGGAACCTGCCGCGTCGGCAATTGCACCTCCAACTGGTCCAAGAAGGCCAGTCAGGGCGCCCTTCACGGCGACGCCGAGCATGCTGACGGCGACAGACTTGAAGCCCTCCCATGCGGTAAGGAGGGCGGCCTGGATCATTGCCGCGATCTGCTTCTCGGCGACGACCTTCTCTGCGACCAGCACCACGGAGACCTGTCTGAGCACGTCTTCGGCGGCTGTGGCATACTGGCGAGCCCTCTCGGCATCGCTCTCCATGATCGCCTTGATCTCGTACTTGGCGGCCTTCACGATGAGGTCGTCGAGAACGCCGACATGGGTGCTGTCTACGAACTCGTCGACGTTCTTGAGGAACGTAGCGCGTAGCTTGTCGGCTAGTGTCTCCAGTTCCGGCTTGGCGGCGGCCTTCAGGTCCGCGAGGATCTTGTCAGCGCTGAGGGGCATGGTCTACTCCGCCCAGGGAAGGGGCTTGGGGGTGTAGAGACCGCCGTCCTCGTCGGAGGGGGCAACGCGGGCGCTCTCGATGATGATACGGTCGAGTAGCTTGGCCTTTTCGATCTTGTAGGCGTCGATGTAGAGCGACGAACCGTCCGGTTTGCGCGCGTTGTCGAGGGCCTCCACCAGCGCCGGTCGAATGCTCTCGATCAGGTGCTTCCGGTTCTCCCGCAGGAGATCTGCCTCGGGTGGGTCTGTGCAGACGCACCCGCTCACCATTAGGGTCAGAAGCATTGCTACTGCCCACATCGTTCGCTTCACCATCGTCTTCATCCTCGTTGTGATTAGCCAGCTTAGACACCAGACCACGCTACCACTGCATAATCCGCCGCGCCTTAACCACCGGCTGGGAATTATGAGCGTATCAGAAATCTGGCAATAGCAGTAGGAAGTCTACGGACCATATCCTGCCCCTAACCTCTAACCTACTAGGGTGTCGCAGCGAACCCGCGAAGGAAGAAGGCGAGGGGGCGGACCTTGCCGCCGCCGATGTGGACGACCCCTCTTGTTCCCTGGGCCGGGGCGATCAGAGTCTTAGCCTCCGACATGCCATTGGTGAAGGTCAGATACCACTCATCTTCGAGCGCGATGTCGACTGACCCTCTCTGGATACAGAGCGCCTTCTCCCCGTCCGGCATGGTGGGGGAGGAGACCTTGAAGACGACGGTTGCGCCAGGATCTCTGGTGATGACAGCTTCGTTATCGACCGGTTGGTTATCCACCAGGATGGTACGTAGAGGTTTGTCGACCAGCGCTTTGGTCCCTGCATCCACGAAGCTCGTAGCAAACTTCGTGTTGATGCATTTGCAGTCCCGACAGGAGCTATTGGGACTACATGGGCAGTCGTAGAGAACCCAGCCGACAACGTTGGGAGCAGTAGTAACGCGACTCGCCCGCAAGGAGGTGACGCCCTTGTGCTCGCAGTTCGCGTCGTCCATGCGCTGATCGAGTGGCCACCCAGAGGGCCCATACATCTCGATTGTCTTGAGATGGCCGTTGATGTCGTAGCCGAAGTAATGCCTCATTGAGATGCCCCCATGAAGGCTTTCAGGGTCGTATTGCTCAGATTAGGGGCAGGTTCAATCCTCACCGTAATCCTTGTCCTGTCTTGATCGACGTCGACGAGTTCGTCGATGTGGATCCGCTCGGCCCCCGCAGGGTTGAACCCATTGATGGTGCCCCATCCACCGGTGACGTGCGCGTAGGTGCGCGGGATAGTGGGAACAAGTGGTGGCGCAACGGCTGTCCAGTTGACCGTAAACGAGAG